GATGCAGGTAGTCTTATACAGGTTTCTGCCGCTAGCACAACTACAATAACTCTGCCTCTTAATTCATCTGTATCGTTAGCAGTTGGAACTAGGGTAGATATTAGTCAGGCTAGTACCGGGCCAGTAATAGTAGTAGGAGCAGGGGGTGTTACCATACAAGTTCCAGCAGGACAAGGATCTTTCTTATCTAATATATATGCAGTCGGTACATGTGTAAAGGTAGCTACAGATACATGGACTTGGTATGGACCTGCCGGAACTGGTTACACTGGTTCATTAGGCTATACTGGTAGCAAAGGCGTTGACGGTGTTGCAGGGTATACCGGATCAAGGGGAATCCCGGGTGAATTCGCTGGCGTAGGTTATACCGGTAGTTCGGGCAGCGGAGGAGGAGGATACGATGTCCCAGCATCTAGTACTGGATACTTTGCACTACCGGTAGGTACGACCGCACAACGAACAGCGATAGTTTCAACTGCTACAGGTGCTACTAGGATTAACAGTGATACTGGATTTATGGAAGTATATTACAATTCAATTTGGAATAATACTCTTATTAATTTTTCGGCAGGAACAACTCAAGCAAATCCTGCAACATCAGCAGCAGCAATCAAAGCAGCCACAGGCACGACCACTGACGGATTTTATTGGATAAATTTGCCCTCTGTAGGATCAACTTATGTATACTGTGATATGAATACCAACGGTGGTGGTTGGATGTTGGCTGCAAAAATTTATAATGATACAAGTAAATTTAATGGTTATAGTTCAACTGATTGGACAACAGTTAGTGTATTCAATGCCGCACAAGGACCAACGTATGCAGGCCATATAAAAACTGATGTGTATAATTATTGGCCGGCCGCTACTGGGCAAAGATTATGTATAGGGACTGTTGCAAATAATTTATACGAATCTTGGACTGGATATAGTATGTATGGACTGTTAAATGCAACTACACAAAATTCACAAAATTCTAGAGCTCAATGGTTAGCATGGTGCGAAGCAGGTGGGGGTACAGCAGCCTCTAACTTTGGCGCACAACCTAATTGCAACCAGGCAGGCACTAATAAGAATTATAGTTATAATGCCAGAATAGGAATTTCAATGAACAACGAAGGCGACTGTGCCACTAATGATAGCTGTATGGGCTTTGGCGGAAACTTTGGACCTTGTGGATGGTATACGTGGACTCCCACTGCATCCGGGTTAATGGTTGGATGGATTTGGGTAAAATAATATGACAACAGAACGCAAACAATATCCGGTAGATTATACCGCAGTTTCAATGGAGCAGACTCAAGAAGAACAAGCATACGATATGCGTATTGACGAGAAAGTGTTGGCCGGAGAATTACATCCTAGATTCGTCCGTTGGTACACTGAAGATCCTAGAAATGACGAACCCGTTGATAACGGTAATGTATCTAAAATTAGATATCGCACTTGCAAACTATGCCCCATGTTCGACCCCAATTTAAAAGTATGTGACGAGTGCGGATGTTTTATGCCAATTAAAGTACAATTTAAAATATTTACTTGTCCATTAGACAAGTGGCCCAAGTAACATAATACGGAATTTAAACCCAATAAATACTGTATGTTAATAAGAAAGAGGAATTATGCCATTTGATCTAGGAGTTTTTGCGTCAGGTCTTATACAGACAATGCCACAGTATCCAATTGTGGGCGGAGGCGTTATTGTTGACGCCAACGGATATCGTCATCATATTTTTACCGCTACATCTACTTTTCAAATTATAAGAAATGCTCTGGATCCTACAAGACGCTTTGACATGCTTGTTGTAGCAGGCGGTGGTGGTAGCGGCCCAGGTGCTGGTACTACTGTTACAGGAGCAGCAAGGATCACCGGTTGGCGGGGCTGGCCAAGCCGGAGGGAGTGGTGGTGGTGGTGGAAGCCCGGGAGTATATATGAACGCGGGTTCAGTTGGAGGTTTAGCAACTGGTAGTCCCGCTGAAGGTGTTGCCGGCACCTACGGAAATCCAGGAAGTGGCAGTTTTACATTTAACTGGACATTTGGTGGTGGAGGTGGGGGTTCCGGCGACTGGGCGATGGGTCCAAAAAGTGGACCATATACTACTCAGGGTGGATCTGGGGGAACAGGAACATATTTTGCAAAATATGTAGGATTGCCCTTTGGTGATCCTGTGTATCCAGGTCATTATGCCAGTGGGGGAAGTGCTCTGAGCGATTCTGGCTTCAATTGGAATAGGTCTCCACAGCGCAAACCAGGTGGCGGCGGTAGTGTATATGATGGTAGAGGTTGGCCCGGCACAGGTGGAGGGGGCGGAGGTGCCCCAGGTGGATCTCCTACAGGCTCTCTCAATCTTAATACAGGAACGGGCGGTGGTGGCGTTATTATTCTTTCATATCCTTTCCCATAATTGGAGTTTTATTAATGAGTCATTTTGCTGAAATAGATGAAAATAACATTGTTTTAAGAGTTCTTATAGTTGAACAAGAATTTATTGATACTGGATTGTTAGGCGACCCTGCTAGATGGATAAAAACTAGTTATAATACAAATGCAGGAGTACATCTAGATGGAGGAGTACCACTTCGTAAAAATTTTGCAGGTGAAGGTTATACCTATGATCCGGTAAGAGATGCGTTTATACCTCCAAAGCCTTTTCCTAGTTTTGTACTTAACGAAGAAACTTGTCAATGGGAGTCTACTGTGCCTCGTCCAGATGACGTTGCAGATGAATATTGGCATTGGTGGAGTGAAGATGACATGGAATGGAAAAAAGTTGTGTACCTTAAATATCAATACGATGAAAATGGTAATCCCGTGTTTGACGCAAACGGCGATCCTACTCCTATAAACAATACATGATTAATACAAATGGCAGCAACTAGTTTATTGGGCGTAGTACAAAGGCAAAAATTTATCCGGCCAACTATAGCAACTGGAGGTACTATAACCTATTATACAGATACATCAACTAACGAATTATATCAAATACATACTTTCACTGTTGGTGGAAATTTCGCTGTGACAACTGGCGGAATAATGATGGAATACCTTGTTGTTGGTGGTGGGGGTGGTGCTGGTTACACATACACAGGTTCAACGTTTGGGGGCGGCGGTGGTGCTGGTAGTGTTATTGTAGGTTCTAAATATATATATACCGCAACAACTTATACAGTTTCAATTGGCGGTGGCGGCGCATCGGCCTCAAGTGGCGGGTCTAACGGAAATTCTACTAGTATAATAGGTACTGGACTTGCTCTTAACGCGGCCGGTGGTGGGGCTGGCGGTGGCACAAATTCAACACAATCTACTAATATCCAGGCAAATTCCGGTGGGTCGGGCGGAGGTGGTAGAGGAGGTTACAACGCTACTGATGGTGCTCTAACACCTTTAAATTCAGGTGGTCTTGGTATAAGTGAGGTTGAAATATATGCTAACGCCGGCGGCGACGGTAGAGCAAGATTTAGATCAGGCGGAGGTGGTGGTGCTGGTTCAGCTGGACAGCCTGGTTATCCAATAACTCCAACAAGTTCGTGGGGCGGGGATGGTATAAATTGCTTATTTACGGGGACTAGTTACTGGGTTGGTGGAGGTGGAGGTGGAGTGCAAGTTGGCACCATTAGTTCGCCATATATTGCCGGTGCTACAGCGGGACAAGGCGGACAAGGCGGTGGCGGCCCCGGTGGAGTAGGTGTTGTTGGTATAGCAGGTACCCTACGTACCGGCGGTGGTGGTGGCGCCGCGTTTGGATCACCTGCGGTGCCAGGAAATTCCCCAGGTGGAGCAGGTGGCGGTGGCATAGTAATGATACGCTATAGAATACGCTAAATATTACACTATGCGAGCCAACGAAATAATAAGAAATGTACTCAATCTATTAGACCAAATAGATTGTCAACAAAATCAGCCAGCACAAATTGCTATTACAGGCCATATAGTTGCTGAACCGATGCAACTACCAGAAGTTCCTAGAGAAGAACCTGTTGGTCCCGAGATTGAATATGACGACGAACATCGTCGTTTTAAGCAAATAATGGATATTCTAGCAACTAAAGATAGAAACACCATGTATAGCAACAGTCCTAACGAAATGATTTCAAATCCATCTAGTGTTACTACTGATGCAGGTGGTGGATGGAATGGTCCAAAACACCCTAGCGATATACGAGCAGATTCTATTTCTATGTATCCTAATTATCAGTCAAAACCGGGGGTGTAAAAAATGGCCACCGTTTATTACTATGGATTATTAGGAACAAGAAATAGTGCTACAGTTACCTTATCTAGCGTAACATTTAATAGTCTTATTACAACAATAAGCACTGCTGAAGGACTTTCGTCAGGTTATTATGCGGCTAGCCTAGAAACAAATCCTAGAATCAATAGTGTTACCAGCGGAACAACTACATTCAGTGTACTAGGAATTGCAGACAATTCTACAATAATCTGCACTCCTTTACAAACTGGCACTAAAGAAGCAAGACAAATACAAAAATTAACTATTGCTCAGGCCAAAAGAAAAAGCATAGGCAATACTTCTACAAATTATTATAGAATTTACAACACATTTGATAGAGATCTATTAGCGGCAAAATATGTAGGCAATACTGCTACAAATATTAGTAATACATTGACAAATCATAGACCTTGGAATTAATAAATGGCTGTTGACCGTTATCAAAATAGCACTAATTATGTACATCCTCAGGAGAGCAATCTCTTAAATGTTCATAAGGCTATGGACTATAGTGCGGCAGGTGAGCCACTATTACGAGTAAACAATGTAGGTGGAGTCAGTTACAACGATGCCGGCAACATATCGGCCAGTATGGATGCGTTTGGCCGTATGCGAGTCAGAAATCCGTTTACCCTGTTCGATGGTGCCCTACGCTATAGAGATGATGAGTTTAGATGGAATCAAGTAGATACTGGAGCAGGCACAAGTGTATTCCTGCCTAATGAAAGCACCATGTTGATGACAGTGTCAAGCAACGGTGATTCAGCAGTGAGACAAAGCAAGCAGGTGTTTAGTTATCAGCCTGGCAAGAGTTTGTTGACTATGGCCACTTTTGTTATGAACACCCCCACTGCGGGCCTGCGTCAGCGTGTGGGATACTTTGGCGCACAAAACGGCATATACTTCGAAGTAGACGGCACTGACATCAATCTTGTGATTAGAAAATACACTAGCGGCACAGTGGACGACACTACAGAAAAAATCAGCAGGTCTGCATGGAACGGCGATAGAATGGATGGTCAAGGTGGTCAACACAACATCAGCGGTGTTACTTTAGATGTGACTAAATCGCATATCTTTTGGTGCGACGGGTTTGTTATCAACGGACAGTTTATTGTTTGTCATATATTCCATCATGCAAATATATTCAACAAAGTTTATATGACCACTGCGTCATTGCCAGTTAGATACGAACTAACCAGCACAGGTGCCACAGGTACTATGCGAGCCATATGTAGCACAGTGATATCAGAAGGTGGCTACAGCAATCGCAGTCAGAGTAGGGCAATAGGTACAAGTCTTACTGGAAAGAATCTTACTACAACTGTCTATCGCCCGTTAGTTTGTATTAGACTAAAGTCAGCCAACATAGACAGCATTGTGGTGCCAACCAAGTTTGACCTCTACGGGTTACAACTGGCAGCGTTTAGTTATCGAGTAATCTTAAATCCCACACTGACCGATGCCAACTGGACTTCAGCAGGCGACAACAGTTCAGTAGAGTATGATCTATCAGCTACAGCATTGACTGGCGGCACAGTTATTGATCAAGGCGTTTTTGTAGGAACCAACAAAGGCGGCTCAACCAGTGTGAGCGGCAGTGATGTAGATTTCAGCAATCAACTGGGACGCACTATAGCAGGAGTAAGTGACATATGGTGTTTGGCCGCTATTGCCACAACTAACAACGATGATGCCGTAGCTTCAGTATCTTGGCAGGAGCACGGATAAATATTAGCACTTAAAGGTATCCTATGAAAAAATTATTAGTATTATTAGCCCTGCTACCAGCATTGGCATTCGCACAAAAAACACCAAAAGGTGCAACATATGACGCACAAATCATCCGAGTAAGTGACGGTGACACTATTGTTATCTCTGCACCGTTTTTGCCGGCCCCACTAAAACCAGAATTGGCAGTTCGTATTTTCGGTGTTGATACTCCAGAAAAAGGACACAGAGCACAGTGTCCACAAGAAGATCAACGAGCACAGTTGGCCAGCAAGTTTACCACACAACTAATCCAACAAGGTGGCAAGATTCAAGTTACCTTATATGCTTGGGACAAATTTGGTGGCCGTGTACTAGGTGACATTATTGTAAATGGACAAAGTGTTCGTGCAGGATTGATTCAAAATGGTTTAGCACGTGAATACTACGGTGACGCTAAACAAAGTTGGTGTAATTAAAATTTTTTACCAAATAAAAAGGAGTCGTTGACTCCTTTTTTTGTCTGTGCTATTATATACGTACTTAAATATATCATATGAAACAGACCAAAATTGCAATTATTGATGTTATCGGCTTACCCTACGATGGCACCACATTATACAAAAAGGGTATAGGCGGAAGCGAAAGCAGTATCATAAGTGTGGCTAGAGAACTAGTACAACTTGGATTTTCCGTTACAATTTTTAATGATAATAACAAAGAAGGCGCTAGCGAAGGCACATACGACGGTGTTGAATATTGTGAAATTCGCCGACTTGCTGAAAGAGAATTTAACTTTGATATTGTTATTAGTCAACGTACTGTAGTTCCTTTTACTCCTCCTCATCTGTATGAACAGGTTAAACAGCCTGCTCCTAGAGATCACAATGTAAGTTTATTCCGCCAGGTACAACGTCCCGGGCAATTAAAAATACTTTGGTTGCAAGACACGTTCTGTTGGGGCGATCATATTCTTGAAGAATTGGTCGTTAAGGGTTATATTAATGAACTGTTTACGTTAAGTGATTGGCATACTGCCTACACTACACATAGCATTCATGGTCCAAGAAGAAACGTTGAAGTTCTTAAGCGACATATTTTCCAGACTAGAAATGCAATGAATCGTTGGATCCCCTGGGTTGATATCAAGGCTAAAGATCCTAACATGTTTGTTTACAATGCATCAGTTACCAAGGGTATGGTGCCATTGCTAGATTATATATGGCCTAGAATTAAAGGTCAGTTGCCCCAGGCCAAACTTACTATTGTAGGCGGATACTATCAATTCCCCAACGAGCCATTAAATGATCAGGGCAAACAGTTGATGGAATTTCAACAACGTTACAAAGACGATCCTACTGTAATTTTTACAGGTATTATTACACAACCAGAAATTGCTAAAATTGTTGCTAATGCAAGTTACATGATCTATCCTGGGGCATTTCCAGAAACATCTGGTATTGCTACGTTAGAAGCAATTAACTATAACACTCCTGTGCTAGGAACACGATTTGGCGCTATGGAAGAAACTGCTACAGAAGCGGCAAGTTATATGATTGACTATGCTGTAGTACCCAATGGCCTGTTTCCTAATATTGATCCTAATAAACAAGCAGATAAATTTATTAATATGGTGCTACGTGCAGTGCATAATCCATATCTGCATCAACAAAAGCAATATGCTTGTAACGCAGTTAAAGATGTAAGCACGTGGGATACTGTGGCGTTACAATGGAAACAACATTTCTACAATAAACTTAATTTAGAAATGGATCCCGCAGAACTTGCTCGCGTTCAATGGATTAACTATCGAGTACATAAGGTATTTGGTCGCAGGATAATGAATCCTGAAGAAGTAATTGTACCCGAAATAACAGTACCAACTTACAAAGAATCCAATAAGGTGAGTCTAGCTATTGTAGACATTCCTGGAATGAGTTATGATGGTGGCACATTAGACCGTCGAGGTCTTGGTGGTAGTGAAAGTGCAGTTATTCTTGTTGCTAAAGAATTATCTCAACTAGGATTTAATGTTACAGTATTCAACGGCTGTAACGAAGATGACAGCACACCCGGAGTATATGAGGGTGTAACATACAGACCTATAAGTGATATTGAACACGATAACGCTACATATGATGTGGTAATCAGCTCAAGAACCATTATGCCGTTTGTCACTGAAGAATTTTACAGTCTTGCAATCAATACAGCACGTCAATATCCGTATGACATGTTTAAACGATTAAGAGAAAATGCAAAATTTAAAGTGTTCTGGATGCATGATACTTTCAGTTGGGGTGATGATACAATTGAAGACTTAATCACTACTGGTGCTGTTGATGAAATATGGTGTTTGAGTGATTTTCATACCATGTATGTAATGAATTGTAATCACGGTAGAATGCGTAATTACGAAGTGTTGCGTAACCATATGTGGATTACAAGAAATGGCTTAAGACGTTATTTTGACAAGGTTGATCTAGATAAGAAAGATCCTAACTTGTTCTTCTTCAATGCTAATATGAGCAAAGGCTTAAGAACACTGCTACATGGTATTTGGCCTAGACTTAAAAAACAAATTCCAAAAGCTAGACTTAAAGTTATTGGTGGCTACTATAAATTAGGAGCGGCTTTTAATGAAGAACATGATCAAGAACGTAGCTTTAGAGAACTAGTAGGAGATGCAATTAATGATCCTAGTATTGAATTTACTGGAGTTATTAGTCAACAGAGAGTTTCTGAAATTGCGGCAGAATCTACTTACTTCCTATATCCAGCCGAGTTACCAGAGACTTATGGTATAAGCTGTTTAGAAAGTCTATATGCTAATACTCCGTTGCTTACCTGTCGATTTGGTGCTTTGGAAGAAACTGCAACTGAACATAGTTATATGATAGACTATGCTATTACTCCAAACGGATTATATCCCCATATTGATCCTAATAAACAAGCAGATGCATTTGTAAAAATGGTAGTTGATGCTTATAAAGATCCTAAAGAACTTCGTAAGCGACAAATTGCTCTCGATGATATAAAAGATCTTGTAGGATGGGATGTAACAGCACTACAGTGGAAACATCACCTGTACAGTAAACTAGGTCTGTATGTACAACGAGGCGAATTCCAACGTAGTAATTATTTTGCAGCCAAATACAACAAAATTTTTGGAAGAAGAACAACTGGTCCCGAATTATGGACATGCCCAAAAATTAATCCAGAACGTCCTATTGCTATAATAAGTCCTTTCTGGAATGCGGCTCCTTATATTGCAAAATGTATTGAGAGTGTTGCGGCACAGGATTATGACAATTATGTTCATTACCTTATAGACGATTGTTCTAGTGATGATGGTTTTAGTGTAGCATTAACTGAAATTAATAAATTACCAGAAAATCTACGCAAAAAGTTTGTGCTGATTAAAAATCACACACGTAATGGTAGTGCAGTTGCCAATCAGATTACTACCATTAAACAACAGAATTTTTCCGACGATACAATTATTATGTTGTTAGACGGCGATGACTGTCTTACTAATAGAAACGATACTTTTACCTACTATAACGAGTTGCACGAAGATGCTGACTTTGTCTATGGGAGTTGCTGGAGTGTAATTGATAACATTCCGTTAATCAGTCAACCATATCCTCCTGAAATAAAAGAAGCAGGTGATTATAGAAATTATAAATTTAATTGGAACATGCCTTATACTCATTTAAGGACGTATAAAGCATTCCTTATTAAAGATATACCCGAAGAAGCATTTAAAGATGAAAATGGAAATTGGTTTAAGGCCGGCGGTGATAACTCAACGTTCTATCTTCCTTTAGAAAATTGTGACCCTGATAGAATTTTTGTCAATGCCGACATTATCTATAACTACAATGATGCTAGTCCGTTAAATGATTACAAAGTAAACGGAACAGAACAAAATGTAACAGCAAATAAAATTTTAACAAAGAAAATGAAACCATTCCAAAATATACCAGATAGAAAAAAGACACAACCAAGTAAACTTGATTTGTCTGTAATGGAACCAGCGCCTCCAGTTGGTCCTAAAAAACATATTCTTATTGCTATTCCTGCAAAAAATTTAATTGAAGCAGAAACATTTAAGAGTATCTATGATTTAGAAGTTCCAGATGGATATGAAACACATTTCCAATACTTTTATGGATACCAAGTCGAACAGGTTCGTAATCTAATTGCTGACTGGATGATAAAAGGCCCGTATGATTATCTTTTTGCAGTTGATGCCGACATTGCATTTCCAAGAGATACTCTTAAGAAAATGTTAAATCACAATAAAGATATGGTCACTGGATTATACATTCAACGTATTCCAGGAAAGCACTGTATTGAAGTTATGAAGTCAAATAATTTGGGAGGAGTAACCCATGTACCTTGGGCAGAATTAAAAGGAAAAGGTCTTGTAAAAGTTGATAGCGCAGGATTTGGATGTTGCCTTATTAAAAAATATGTTTTCACAGGTATAGAATATCCACATTTTATCTACAAGAGTGCATTAGATCACGCTAACACTATTAGTGAAGATGTATATTTCTTCCTTAAGGCAAAAGAAAAAGGATTTGAAATTTGGGCAGACACTTCTATCCTTTGTGATCATATAGGATCTTGGACATTTAGAGTAGAATAATGGCACAACAAATTTATCTATCACCTAGAGATACTCAAGAGTGGCCTTGGCATATACGGCACGAAGTAATTCGTGCAGTCGATGAGCTTAAAATTGCTCGCGGAGAACAATTTAGCCTTATTGATATAGGTGCAAGTCATAACGCATTTAATAGAGAGTATCTCACTCACACATTTGATATTATACCTACAGAAATGGAAGGAGTTCATGGATTTATAGGTAACATGAACAAGTATGAAGATTGGCTTCCTATTTTAGAATATGTAGAACAACACGGAAAATTTAGTTTTGCAAATTGTACACATACCCTTGAAGATCTAGCAAACCCTATGCTAGTTATAGATATGTTACCAAAAATTGCAGAGCAAGGATTTATTGCAGTTCCGAGCAAATATAACGAATTACAAAGACGAGAAGGTCATTTTAGGGGAACAATGCATCATCGTTGGATTTGGAATAATGAAGATGGCAGGTTAATTGCATATCCTAAAATTCCAATAATTGATCACATGACCTTTTATCCATTGGAAGTAGAAATAGAAAAAAATTCAGAATTAGAACTACGCATGTTCTGGATTTCTGATATTGATTTTGCAATTGCCAACAACGACTACCTTGGCCCAACAGCTGAGGCAATTGTTCAATTGTACAAGAGATTATTACCATAATAAATAATTGAAGAGATTTAAGAACATACCCTGGGACCGTTTGGGGTTATGTGGCCGGCTGCTGGCCTGATTAACGGATTCGCTACCCTGAAAATCAAAAGTGAGCACTAAATACAGTTTATGAAGGTACTAGAACTCTTAACAGAATCCACTGACAAAAAATTTAATCTAATCGACATGTTAGAGGATTTTTTACCTTTAGCTAAAGAAGAATTAAAATTAGAAAAATTTCCAGAAATTAAATTAGTAGTAAAAGTAGATGACAGTGATCAACCTACGTTTGGCCGTTACGATAATAGTAAAAAAAACATTACTCTAGCAATTACAAATAGACACCCAATCGATATCTTAAGAACACTTGCTCACGAGTTAGTTCATTATAGACAAGATATGAATAACGAATTAGGTCCGCATAGCGGTGATACAGGTAGCCCAGAAGAAAATCAAGCACATGAACTAGCTGGCGTTATTATGAGGCATTTTAATAAAAAGAATCCACAATACCTTTCAATTAATGATATTGATTTAGTATTGTCAAAGTGAAAGGGCGGATAACCGCCCTTTCTTATATTATATAATTGTGCTACGCACTAATATTATTATTATTATTTTTTCACCGTAGGTTTTGTAGCAGATGCAACGCCTTGATTAACAAAGCCATACATTTTTTCTGCTGTTTCTAGTACTTTTTCAAGTCCTGGAAACTCTGGCATTTGAACTGTACTTACGATCTGACCAGTCTTCTCATCACGAGTAGCAGTCAATTCCCATCCTTGGAATTTAGCATGGAAGTCGTCTTGTACTAGACTTTTAGCCATCCCTAGAATGTCAGCACGGATTTCATAACCGTTCTTGTTAAATTTTACTTCTGGTAGTTTTGGTGTTTCAAAATTTGACATAGTATTCTCCTTTGTGTGTATGTCTGTTATAACAGCTACTTCAATTTCGCTGATATACTATTATATATCTCTTTTAGAAATATATCAAGTATTTTTGATTATATCTTTAATAAATTATACCCAATGTTGACCTTTGACCACAGCGGCGGCACGTGCCTGCTGTACTTCTTTAATCACTTCGATTAATGTTTTAAAAAATTGTTTCATAGAAATTTCTCCTTATGGGAATAGTTAAACTCGCGCAGATAATTTTCGAGTTGTGCGGCATCGGTAATGCCTTTGGTTGCTAGATATGAATCTAGTCGGCTTTGATAAGAACTGCCTGGAAACATTTCAGCTAGGCGTTCCATAAGCCCTAGCATGAAATTTGATACGATTTTCATTCTGTGTAATCCTCTGTATGTGTGTAGCTACTCATGGTTTCTACTGAGTATTTATACTAGTATATGCGGCACCGCAACAAAAAACAATCTTTTAATTAATCAAAATATATGTTATACTTGATCTTAATATATAATAAATATTACAAAGGAATTCACAGGTGCAACGTAAAACTAAAAGCCTTTTAGAAGAGCTAAATTCAATTGCAGTTAAACGAGATAGCGAGTTGGTTATTGAATCTCGTGCTACGCATGTTATTAACAGTGCAATTAATCTTTTAGAACTTATTAAAGAAAACTTTGATCCTGAAATAGCATACGAACTAGAGCGTAGGTTTGTGAATTCTATCAAATCTAGTGATCCTACTAAATTTACTCGCAGTATACGTAAACTACGAGATAATAAAGAAACAGCCAAAGGCCTTAAGCTCATAGAAGGCGATCTTAAAGACGACTAATTTTTAGTCGGTATTACCGCTTTTTTTCTATTTGGACTAAATAATTGCACATTAGCCTTGAACAAGAGTTTGTTCAAGGTGCCAAAACAAGGAGAATTAAAATGGCTGGAATTTCAAGAGTAAACGGTGGCCCAGTAGCAGAAACACTACACGGCGGATATCAACAAACGTTCCTAAAGATCACTGGTTCTAATATTGGAACTGCTGACACAGGTGGTAGCGGTACTGCTATCACAGAAGGTAACTGGAGCAAGAGTCTACGTATCATTCAAACAGTTGCTACATTAGTCTACATTGGCCCACGTGCTGATGGTGGCTTTATTGTTGCAGTTGACGGTGCTACAGCACAACCAACAGGACCTGCTTATGACACAGATGCATCACCAACAGTTGCAGAGCGTGTTAAGGCTGTTCTAGATGCTGGCACAAGTATCACAACAACTGTTGTTGTACCTGGCATGTTGGCCGCTAACGTATCTTAATTTTTAATTAAGTTATAGACAAGGGAGTTTTTTAACTCCCTTTTCTTTTGACCATAAATATCGTAAAGTAGGTATATTATGGAAACTATTGAAATTAAAACTCTTATCGACATTACTAATACTAATAAAGCTAGGTCATTGGCTGGACAAGAGTTCGAACATAACCAATTTAAAAATTGGACAACACTATTACAATGTCTAGGGTTAAGATCTATCATTTATTATGAGAATAACTCAGTAGTAGAAAATATTGATATTAAAGAACTGGGATTTGGTAAAGCATATAAAGGTAAACATAATGTTTGGACCTTTAAATTTACCACAGATAGAGTCAACGTGTATCTTCAAGATGATAACCCAGTCGGGTTTCTAGAACAAGATCTGGATAACGTTCCAGTAATTGGAAATTTAACCGAAACGATAAATATAGCAAAGGCTGTGTTCTTAATACACGACCAACAATTTAAAAATACACTCATCAAGGCACATCAAGGCTCAATTCACGGAGACGAAACCTAAAAAAAAATAAGGAGATGTGCTTTATGCCTTCAGCGGTAGAACGAATAAGTGTTGTTGAAACACAGGTAATAAATTTAGCCGAAAAGATTGATGATATTAAGTCAGACGTGAAGGTAAATCACGAAGATATTAAACTACAGTTAAAAACAATGTATGATGCTAGTTGTTCACAACACGCAGAACTTGCTAAAAAATTAAGTGAAGTTGAAAAATTTAAAAACAAATGGATCTATCTTGTTACCGGCGGTGCTGTAGCAGTTGCATTTGTGCTCTCTCATCTAGATTCAATTAAAACTTTCATATCATGAAAATTTACGAGCTACTATCAGAAGCCCCTAGTTTAGGTGCGCCCACCGCACAACAAAATCTTGCCAATTTAGGTGCAATTGGTAGACCAAAACCAAAACCTAAACTAGCTGGTCCAAACCTATTAGGTGGAATTGCCCAAGGGTTTAAAAAAGGCATGGGGATGGATCCAACTGATAGTCTAGTTAAAGGCGCCGCCCTTAAAGGATTACAATCAACAGGATTTAATCAAACAGCAAATGCTCTAGCAGGATCAAGTCAACCATCTGATCAAGATCAAGATCCTAATGAGCCAGTTGATCCTAATCAACCACAACAAAGCCAACAAGGCACACAAACGGTTGCTAAAGGTAAACTTCCATTACCTGGCACCATTATTAAAGATCCTAAATATGGAAATATCAAAGTAATGCAAACACCTGCAGGTCAGAAAGGTGTTAAACTTGATACTACACAAATTTTAGGATTTCCTGTCGTTGTAGACCCTAATGATTTAACAAGATGAAAATATCACAACTTTTAAACTCTACAGCGATTGCTTTGAATAACGAAGAAAAACATTTCATTCAGTCTCACGGCGAACACGTTAACTTATTAAGTCTCGATGAACATGCAGTTTGGCTTGCTCAAAACCTTGTTCGTAAAGGCATTTATGAAATAAGTAACGATGACGGACAAAAGTTAATCAAAGTAAAAAATGCTTTCTACCTCAGATCACATTTATAAAAATTTTAAATTAGTTGTAAATTCTGTTAAAGCAGAATTGGCTAAAAAGGGAGTTGCCATCCCTAGACAAAATAAAGACGGATCAATTAATATTGATCGATTTAAAATTTTAAAAGCAAGTAATGGATTTTATAAAATTGTTGATTTTAAAGGAGACATCCTTGCAGATAAAATCAATCTTCCACAAACTGCGGCAGTGTTGGCTAATGGATTAGCATTGGGAAAATGGCTAGACCTTGAAATTTACAATGCGGATCGAGAGTACGGATTTAAGTTATTTGAAGAACAACTCTACAAGAAAAATGCTGTACGTAGTTTAAAAAATAACAACATAGATAGAGCAGACATGTTGTTTACACGCAGTAAGATAGCACATTTTAAAGTTGAGACTGCAAAGAAGACCATCATGTCTAGCTTTGAAAAACTTCGTAGACTAAACTAAATAATAACATTATATCTTTGGAACTGACATGAAAACACAAGATTTTACCATTAGTTTAACATCTGAACAACTTAACGAAAGGCTCTATAAGACCTTTGGTACTAAAGTAAGATTAGAAAACTATGACCGAGAAGAATTAGAAAAGTATCGTAATCTATTACGTACTAAAATTCATCAAACTGAAAGCACTGCAAGATTTAACGATCTTCTTAACGATGAAAACCATCAAAAAGATAAGCAAATGCTTGAGCTTTTAAATACAAAAATAAAAGAAATGCTAGGCGAGGGTGCAAAAGTTGATAGGCAGGCTGCACACATCACCAAGAGTATGATGAAGAAGGGTAAGTCTAAAGACGATGCAGAAGCCATTGCATGGGCCCATATCAAACATCCAAAGAAAAAGAAAAAAGCCGAAGAAGGCATTGAGGAAACCAACATGAATAAAACAAACGAAGCTAAAAAAGGCGACGGCAATCTAGCAAACAATGCCAAGCCATACGATAAGGTTACCAGGGGTGACGTTATTGCTGGGCGACTAGGCAAGGACGCTAAAGGTGGCAAGGTTAAAGAAGAAACAGGCAAGTTTGATAAAACATCAACAACCTGGACTGACAAAAGTGGAAAGAAACATCCGGCACAACGTGTCACACGTAAGACTGATCAACTGTCAGGTCCTAGCGATGATGCCGCAGAAAAGAAAGCAAAGAAAAAAGTTAAAGAAGATATTTTCCGTTTACATGTTCGTCTAGTAAATGAAAGCCTACGTTACTTGATCACTGAAGACGAAGAAGGTAAAGCAAAAGCAATTACTGCCGCAAGTGATATGGTAAATGATTATACAACATGGATGCAACGTATTGGTCAATATCAAACAAAGAGCATGATTGAACTAGCCGATAGTATCCGTGGAGAATTTGGTCAAGCAGAAAGCGAAGCATTTAAAAATGCAGTTGCTCCGGCACTAGCTGCCTCGTTAGAAACACTAACAACACAACGTGAAGCAATTAGCCACGCGGTTGCTGTACTAGCCGGTGAAGCTACAGATACCGCCACAATGGGAATGGATCCAAACGCAGGTATGGATCAGGGTATGGAGCCAGGCATGGATGTCGACACTGGTGCAGAAGTTCCAGGTGAAGTTGCTCCTGATACTATGAATGCTGGAGATGGGTTGGATGCTAGTGATGCTGCCTCAGGTGGACGTCTTACTAGAGAAAGCCGTCAGTTTGCAAAAATTCGTAAGATTGCTGAAAGCCACAGCATCATGAGCAAACTAGCAAGATGAGATTGTTTGAAGTAGCAAGTCATTTTGAAGATGACCTTGTAACAGTAATAAGAAACCTTGTGGGGCAAGGTGACGCAGGTCACACCTCACAAGTGTATTCGTACGAAGCATTAAGTAATTTGTTAGATTTTGTCAAAATTGATTATTCAGTATTTGACGAGATATATCAACGCAATGAAGAATTACAGGCATTGGTTAGAAATTATAACGAAGACGAAGTAGTTTTAGGAACACGCAAAGAGCCGGAACCAAAAGAACAAGAACCTATAGATGTTCCAAACGGTAAAAGTGTTGATCAAATGGCACAACGAGCTGCCAATTATAAATCCAAATTTAATCCACAATAAGTATCAGAGTTTGCTTTTGCAAATTTAAGACTGTATAATTACAGTTATGATTGAACTCTTACCACCACCATTTGTTGAAAAAATACAATATAAAAACTGTCAACAGGTTAACGACCCTGTAACTCGTAAACGAGTTTATCTTACTCCAGACGGAGAAAAAACACCTAGCGTTACAACTATCCTTTCAGCAACAAAGGATATGACCCATTTAAATGAATGGAAGAAACGAGTCGGTGAAGAAAAGGCACGCCAAATTACTACTGAGGCAGCAGGCGTTGGAACAGCAATGCATGCCAATCTTGAAAGATTTATTGCAGGTCTACAAAGACAACCAGGTAACAATCCTGTGCATGTCCAAGCAAACAAGATGGCAGACATTATTATTCAGCATGGACTAGTAGACGTCGACGAAGTTTGGGCAATGGAACAAAGTCTGTATTTTCCTGGATTATATAGTGGCACTACAGACCTGGTTGCGGTGTACAAAGGTAACCCTAGTGTATGCGATTATAAACAGACCAATAAACCAAAGAAAGAAGAGTGGATTGATGACTATAAACTGCAATTAGTGGCCTATATTATGGCTCATAATGAGGTTTATGGCACCAATATTCAAGAAGGACATGTCTTTATGTGTTCTCGAGATTTACAGTATCAACAGTTCGATTTATGGCCCACCGAATTTAACAAATACACTGACTTGTGGTTAAACAAGGTCGAAGACTACTACCTTAACTATCATAAGTAACGGATAAATATCCCATAATAGGGGATATTTTATGGCCGTTGTAGAGATTGCAAAAATTCAGGTGCGTCGAGGTGATGCACGATATACTGGTATGCCTACTTTAGATACCGGTGAATTTGGCTGGGCAATAGCAGGAACTGATCCTGATAAAATTACACCCGAGCTTTATATCGGTAACCAACTTAATGATGGGGCAACTCTAGCTGGGAACACTCGAGTTCTTACAGAGTTAGATATTCCTAATATTTTTCAAGCCAGCGTAACAACAAGTACATATACCTATACAGGCAACAAATCATTAACTACTAACGTTACTGTTTATACAGGTTTTGGTAATTCTGATGTAGTACGTACAGTTCAAAAGAAACTGGACGAATCCGTAAGTATTATGGATTTTGGAATTATCAGTGGTGCTACTACTGTAGTTACTACCGCCGGGTTACAACGTGCCCTTGATCAACTATATCTTAATTCAGATAAGACCAACCCTGTTGCTAGAGTAAAACTAAAAATTCCAGCAGGCACTTATCAAGTTACTGCAACAATCTATGTTCCACCTTATGCTTCTATTGTTGGAGAAGGTAAAGATAAAACAATTATTGAATATACAGGTGATGCCGGTAAAGCAGTATTTCAATTTGTTGACTTAACAAGCACCCCTGGTGCTCCTGTTATGGTGGCCAATTTTAATAGCAACACAAGTCCTCGTTATATTGAGATGTCCGGAATGACTATTCAATACGGGTCAACCGTATTACCGGATACAGCATATCCATTATTACGTGCAGACGCCGCAGTTGATACAATCATTGATGATGTTAAATTTAAAGGTAACTATTTTGATAGCGGCAACCCTAGTTATATGTCCGGCCTTAACAAAAATCATGTAGGCATTGACATACGAGGAACTGGCGCAATTACCAGTAAAAATTTAAGAATTACAAATTGTCTATTTGAGACTTTATCGTATGGTATTAAATCTAATTACGATATTGAAGATACTGTTATTGACAATAACAAATTTGAAAATTTATACAGAGGAATTGTTTACGGAGAAGAACTGGCTGCGGCTCAACAGACAGGACCAAAGCGTTCTAGAATTACAAGAAATGTATTCAGTATAATTTCAAAAGAAGCAGTATACATTACAACTGGCACATATATTAATGTAAACACTGATCACATTCTTTCACAAAATTTTTACACCAATGTAGGCAACAACTCTTCTAAAGTATCTCCCGGCAATGGCGATGTTAATCCTACTACGGCAACATCTATAATAAGATTTGATTCGTACGGCAATGTATCAGAGAATGATACTTTCTCTAGATTTATAAACATAAACAATACAACTACACAATCATTATTCATATTGCCTATAAACGGTCATGCAAGTATTATTGATAATAAAGTAAAAGTATTATCGTTAGCATCGGGCACTGCATCCGGAACGTTCCTTAAATTAGCAAAGGCTCCGCTGATTACTAACGTAAAAATACAATATCATTTCACTGGCCCGGGCATAAGTCGATGGGGTGATTTATACGTAGTAGTTGCCCAAGATATAGTGGCTGACATCACCGATAACTATAAATTTAGTGGAGGAGATGGTAATCTTGTTTTTAGCGCCGCACTAGATAACACCCCAAATTCTGCAGGATATCCTTCTAATACAATTAGGATAACCTATAGCGGTAATTCGGCCAACGGCCAAATAACATATCAGATTAATCAATATTATTAATGTTCAACAAACCACCCGACGAAAGACTGTCGGAATGGAAATCTTTAAGAGACAGCATAAACCATTCTGATAACCCGTTACCGATGGTTGCGGAATTTTGGAGCAAGGCTCCTGTTATTCCTTATAACCATCGTATAGATCAATATAATCGTAAGAGCTGGCCAACGCCATGGGAAATCATAGTAGATAACAAATATGATGATTTCACATTAGGTCTTATGATCGGTTATACCTTAAAGCTCACAGAAAAATTCGCCAATAGTAAAGTCGAATTGCGTACACTGGTTGATCAAGAAAGGACAAAGTTGTATAATTTAGTCTACATCGACGATGAAACAGTACTCAATTACGACAAATGGAACAGTATAAAAGCCCAAGATATCCCCGATTCATTTTTATTAGAAAACCTTATAGACATTGGAAGTCCCAGGTAAATATCATCCTAATAGCGATATTTTCCCCTTTAACTTATAAGGTTGACACATGATCACAGTGGTAAAAAGAAACGGTAAGAGAGTCCCCCTAGACATAGCAAAAATACAAAGGCAAGTAGCATATGATTGCCGCGGTATTGATGGTGTGAGCCCATCAATGATCGAAATCAAGGCTCAAATAGAATTGCACGATGGTATGACTACCAAGACTATCGATGAGTTATTACTCAAAGCTATGGTAGACTTGATTGACGAAACAGAAAATCCAGAAATTAATAATGTCAATTATCAATATGTAGCAGGCAGACAAAAAGTTAGTATGTTACGTAAAGAGGTATATGGCGAATACGAGCCTCCCCGCCTATATGATATTGTAACTAAAAATATAAAAGAGGGAATGTATACACATGAACTTTTAGAATGGTATACTGAAGAAGAATGGAATATAATTGACTTGTTTATTGATCATGCCAAGGACGAAAATTATACCTATGCCGCTATTGCACAACTAGCTGAAAAATATCTAGTACAAAATCGAGCTACCGGGCAGATTTATGAAACTCCCCAAGTACGTTACGCCGTAGCCGCCGCAACAGCATTTCATAACGAACCAAAGGAGGCGAGATTAAAATATGTTAAAGAATATTACGAATGTGCAAGCGACGGTCATTTCACTCTTGCTACCCCTGTGTTGGCTGGCCTCGGCACTACTACAAAGCAGTTTTCTTCTTGTGTGCTCAAATTGGAAGAATCCGCCCCCTGGGAGCACCGATCCGTAACGGAGAAATCAAGCACACTGGAATGGTCCCATTCCTTAAAAAATGGTTCTCCGATTTACGTAGTTGTTCCCAGGGTGGCATCCGTAATGCATCGTGTACTGTAACCTACCCTATCTGGCATGCACAATTTGAAGACCTCATTGTTCTAAAGAACAACCAGGGTACTGAAGAAACACGGGTAAGGCAGATGGATTATTCTGTAGTTGTTAGTGCGTTATTTTGGCGCCGTTACAAAAATGGCGAGAACATTACATTGTTTAACCCGGCAGAAGTTCCAGATCTGTACGAAGCATATTATAGAGACAGCGCTGAGTTTGAAAAGTTATATCTAAATTACGAAAAGCATCCAACAATTAAAAAGAAGGTCTTATCAGCTGTTGAAATATTTAAAAACGGCATCCTTAAAGAAAGAACTGATACTGGACGTATATATCTTGTTAACATCGATAATGTTATCAATCAGGGACCGTTTGATACAACAGTTGACCCTATATATCAAAGTAATCTTTGCCAAGAAATCCTTCTTCCAACAAAGCCTTTCCAGCGCATTGAAGACCCTACAGGCAGAATTGCATTATGTACTCTCGGTTCTATTAATTGGGGAGCATTCCGCAACCCACAAGAAATGCGGAAAGCGTGTCGTGTTCTTGTAAGATCATTATCAAATCTCTTAAATTATCAAGACTTCTTATCAATACAGAGCAAGTTGGCTAATCAAGACTTTGAACCATTGGGTGTTGGCATTACAAATTTAGCCTACTGGCATGCACGTAAAAGTTTTAAGTACGGTGAGCCCGAAGCACTGGCCGAAGTTAAACGCTGGATTGAACATCAATCATTCTATCTTACAGAAACAAGTGTTGAACTTGCAAAAGAAAGAGGAGCATGTGAACGTAGCCAATATACTTACTATGGTAAGGGTATATTTCCATGGGAACGTCGAGCCGCAGGCGTAGACGAATTAACAGATTTTACTCCTAGTGGAAATTTAGATTGGGAAGGACTACGTGCAAATCTAAAACAATACGGTATTCGTAATGCTACACTTATGGCCGTGGCACCGGTTGAGTCTAGCTCAGTTGTGTTAAACTCCACCAACGGAATCGAATTGCCGATGGAATTGATTTCTGTAAAGGAATCAAAAGCTGGATCGTTTGTACAGGTCGTGCCAGAGTACAAACGTCTTAAGAATCGTTATCAGTTAATGTGGGATCAAAAGGACTGTGTCGAATATCTAAAAACTGCCTGTGTATTGGCCGCCTATATCGATCAAAGTTTATCAACTAACACATTTTATAATCCTGCACATTTTGCTGAAGGTAAAGTACCGGGTACCCTTGTTGCTAAAAATTTAATGTTGGCATATAAGTGGGGCCTTAAAACTGTCTACTATAGTTTAATTAATAAAGTCGGTGCAAAGGTAAGTGTTACTGCAACTAATACTGTTCAGGTTAACGGAAACAATACAGCAATCACAACGTACGATAATGCTATACTATATGAACCATTAGACGATGATTGTGAGGCCTGTAAACTATGACAATGAATTTTATTAAAAGAGTAATTCTAGAAGGCAAAAAAGAAAAATTAGAAATACTTCCTTTGCCTTATGATGCAGATGACCTGGATCCTTCTATCTCAGAGGCCACCATTAATTACCATTACGGAAAGTTAGCTAAAACTTACGCTAAAAGATATAATGCTAATGAGGGTGATCCAGATTTTAATGAAGCTGGTGTGTTCTTACATAACATTCTTTTTCAACAGTATCAAAGTCCTAAATCTAGTAACAAGCCTACAGGCGAGATTTTAGAATTTATCGAGAAACACTATACATCTTTCGATAAGTTTAAAGCAGAGTTTGAAAAGATAGCTATGAGCATCCAAGGCAGCGGCTGGGTGTATCTTGCCAAAGATGGCAAAATTAAAACTATAAAAAATCACGAAGTAAAAAATAATATAGTATTATTAATTGATTGGTGGGAACATGCTTGGGCACTTGATTATCAACACGATAAGGCAAGGTACCTCGAAAATCAATGGAAAATTATAAATTGGGAAAAATGTAAATTATGAGCAAAGCACAATACAACCTATCAAAACAAACCAACTACCTCAAGCGTAAAATGTTTTTGGATCCAGAAGGTCCGGTAACTGTACAGAGATTTGAAGAAGTAAAGTATCCAAAGATTGCCAAGTACGAAGAACTAGCACGTGGTTTCTTTTGGGTGCCGGAAGAAATAAGTCTTACCAAAGACAAAATGGATCACAAAGATTCTAGCGATGCAGTTAAACATATCTTTACCAGTAATCTACTTCGACAGACTGCTCTAGATAGTATCCAGGGTCGTGCGCCTAGTCAAGTATTTTCGCCAGTTATTTCAATTCCAGAACTCGAGGCACTTGTTAGCAACTGGAGTTTCTTTGAAACTAATATTCATAGTAAATCTTACAGTCATATTATTCGTAACGTATACGGTGTGCCAAAAGAGGAATTTAACAAAATCCATGACACAGCCGAAATTGTTGGCATGGCAGCAAACATTGGTAGACACTACGAAAATCTACATAAATTAAACTGCCAACAACAGTTGTTACCAATGGGTGTTCCAGAAGACGAACACATTAAAGCAATTTGGCTGGCATTGAACGCTAGCTATGCTCTTGAAGCCTTACGCTTCATGGTATCATTTGCAACAAGCCTAGCAATGGTAGAAAATAAAATCTATATCGGTAACGGTAACATTATTAGTTTAATTTTACAAGATGAATTGTTGCATACAGAATGGACTGCTTGGTTAATTAATAATGTAGTTAAAGACGACGAACGATTTGTTAAAGCAAAAATAGAATGTGAAGCTGAAGTGTACCAAATGTACTTGGATGTTATTCAAGAAGAAAAAGAATGGGCAGATTATTTGTTTAAGCTAGGACCAGTGATTGGTCTTAATGCTACAATTTTAAAAGACTTTGTAGACTTTACAGCGTTTAATCGTCTTAAGGATATTGGAATTAAGTATGCAGACGAGCATCCTAGATCTAGTCCTATCCCTTGGTTTAATAAACACATCAATATTAATAAAAAACAAACAGCTTTACAAGAAAGTGAAAGCACCAATTATGTTATTGGTGTAATGAGCGACAATGTGAGCTACGAAGAATTACCAGATCTATAAGGAAATAAATTATGAAAGCTATTGTATGGAGTAAGTATCACTGCCCCTATTGTGATCAGGCTAAAGCATTGCTAAAGCAAAAAGGTATCCCATTTGAAGAAAAGAAAATTGGTGATGGATATACTAAAGAAGAATTACTAGAGGCTGTTCCTACCGCTCGAACAGTTCCACAAATCTTTATTAACGAACAATTGATTGGCGGTTTTAATGAACTGAAGGCACACTTAAATGGCTAACAACACATATACATCAGAATGGGATGTTAAAGATATCCCTCCGATATCTATTGATGATTTAGCATTAGGCTCAACTATCGATTTATCCAGCATTGCAGGTGCTACCGGCAATTATACTATTGGTACTAGCATGGGGTCAAACGGAACTTTCTATACTAACAATACTGCAAACAATTACACGTGGGCCACTAATAATACTAATCCATATGTAACAATCGGCAGCACGGGTTTGACAGGGTCAACTGGACTTAAAGTTACGTCAGACGCAGAGTTTGACGGTGATATCAAATGGAAAGGTCGTAGTCTAGGTAAGATGCTTGAGACTATTGAAGATAGGCTTGCTATTATTCAAGATCCAGATCCAGAGAAACTTAAAAAATTTGCGGCTCTTAAAAAAGCCTATGACAATTATAAATTGTTAGAAAAACTTATCGGCGACGATTATGACGATAAAGAAGACAAGTGAAGTCGAAAAGTTAGAACAACAATTGACCCTGTTAACTAGACAGGTACTTGATATGGCTAAACGAATTCAATACCTCGAAAGAGAAAATTCTCGCCGACGCGGAGAAGTGGGGCAAATTGCAGGACACTTAAATAGAAAATAATACAAAGGAAAAATATGTTATTAAGTAAACCGATGGCAACAGGTGATGTTGTAAGTATTAAATTAATCAACGGTGATGAACTCATTGCACGTTTAGAATCAGACGATCAACATGGTATTACTATTGATCGTCCATTAGCTCTTACTATGCAAGGTGGTGGACTCGGTATGGTACCATGGGTATTACTCGGAGATAAAAATTCTATCACTCTACAAAGAGAGCACATTTTTGCCATGGTACCTAGCAAAAAAGATGCCGCTGATCAATATGTAGCCGGTACCACCGGAATTGCATTAAGTTAAGGAGTCCTATGCCAGTAGAATACCCAGTAGTAATTGCAGCCATTAAGGAGTGGATCGGTAAGCATAAAACTATGCCCGACCCAGGAGTTGAGATTGGCGATCAACCTGCGGTACGTAAGGCTAGTGGGTCTGAAATGTTGTCCGCGGCATTTAAAGAATTAGGTACATTAGCAGTCACTGGAGGGTTTAATTTTGCAACAGGCGGCACTGAAGGTTTTAATAAATTTTTTGATTCCTTACCGCCAGCCCTAAAAGAACCATTAGGTGCATTAAAAGACACATTTGGAAATCTTACTTCGTCTATTCCTGGAAGTGGTACATTTACTGATGCCCTTTCATCAATAAAAGAAAATTTTATTAATCCTATCGGAGATTCGTTGACATCATTTAAAACTGCTGTGCTAGGTGATTCATCGAGTTTAACGTCATTGGCACAAACTTATGAAACAACTGATCCAAGTGTTTCAAGTTGGTTAACATCAGCTTCTACAACGTTAGGAACAACTGTAAAAAATGCAATCGACTCTGCTAAAAGTTGGAGTGACAATTTGTCGCTAGGCGGCACCTACGTCAATGGAGTTTGGGAACCTAGCAGTTTTACATTAACTGATGCAATAAGTGCAACTAATAATGCTGGCCGTGACTTCTTATCAAAATATGCAGGCATTACAGAAGCTCCTACTCTTACCGACCTTACAGGTACACTGGTTAAAGACAACTTGATAAATGATTTAAGTAGCAAATTATCCATCGAAAGATTAGCAAGAGAAAAAGATTTGTCGGACCCAACTATCAATGTCGACACAGGAAAAACTAATTTACAAGAACACCAGCAGGCAGTTGCCGAAGTCGAAGAAGCGGCAATTGCACTACAGGATGAAGTTGACAGAAATAAAGAAAACGTAGCACGAATGTTGCAACAAGATTCAGCATTGGACGGAATTGCCAGCGTAACAAATACTCTTAACGGCATTCAAGATGAAGAGGCAATTGCTCTTTATAAGAAAACAATAAACCCAAATTTATTAAACACAGCTGAAAAGCTACAACCTTTAATGGCAGTAACTGTAGATACACCGAATGCGGGCGAAGCACCAACTTAATTGGTAAAATCAACAGTTGACATAGCCTCCAATTTATTGTATTATAATACAAAGGAGATTAGCTATGTCAGCACAAAACACCCTCAATAACCTAGAATCTTTTTGTCAAACTAACAGTGGTAACCCATTTATTTGGCAAGGTAAAAGTGGAACCTATCAGTGGAAACGTGGCAAAGATACTGCTACTGGATTAGTAAATGGTGTAGTACGAAAGTTAGCAGGGATCGATGCTTCCGGTCTACAAATTTGGGTAGTAGCAGGATCTTTTAAAATTGATCCTAACGGTAATATTTTGCGCTTCACTGGATTGTCCAAAAGTGATCAAAAAACATTAAACTCTATTATTACAATTCCTGCCACTGTATTAACACATGATCTACTTCAACCTGAACATTCGTAATCCTAGATGGGTCAATCGTTTTAAAGCCATTAAATGGTGGGCAGGTAAAACTCCATTTGAACACAAGTACTGGGAAGTACAAGTTATTAAAAACGATAATCTAGCTCGTCTAGAGTTTGAAATTACAACTCAACAAGATCATGCAGGTTGTAATTTAGAACTAGGATTGTTTGGATACGAAATACATTTTACATTCTATGACAATCGTCATTGGAATTACGACGAACACCGTTGGATGTTTTACACAGAAGAAAAAGGATTGCACTAATGACTATGCATCTCGAAGGCCCTTGGCTCAGCACCACAGGCAAGAAAAAAGGTAAGGTTAAGTTCCGCAATGCCGAAGAAGCACGTAAGAGTCGTGAACTAGACGAGTCTTGGAAAGAACTTCAAAAGAAGTGGGCAGTAGAAGAGGAAGATAAGAAACGCAGACGTGCTCTTACAGCAGAACCACTTTCTTATAAACTTTCAGTTCCTGCAGGTCGTAGCACTTCTCATATCAAGAGTCGAGGTGACTTCACTGGTAATGCAACTCTAGCACCTGCCAAAGTCTACACAGGTACTAAAGTAAAAGGTATTGCTACAATGCATAAGAGCAATGCCGTTCCAGTTTTTAGTGACGAAGAGGCTGTAGACATCAGCCGTATGCGCCGATAAATATTATCTATGAACCCTACATTTAATGACAAACTATTTGCATATCTGGTACTATTAAGCGGACTATTAATTTCCGGAGTAGCAGAGTATTACTCTATTATGGGGTTAATTGCTATCTATCCAGCGGCTGTGATACCTGTTGTAATAATGGGAGTTGTACTTGGACTAGGTAAAATTAGTGCCACTATCTGGCTTAAACAAAATTGGAGTTGGAGTCCGTTCTTTGTCAAGGCCTATGTATTGCCTGCTATTGTTGTACTAATGCTAATTACCAGTTTAGGTGTGTTTGGATTTTTGAGTAAAGCACACTCTGATCAAAGTCTAGTGTCGGGCGATGTTCAAAGTAAAATTGCTGTATATGATGAAAAGATTAAAACTTCGAAGGATAATATAGATGCTAATCGTAAAGCACTCAAACAGATGGATGAAGCTGTGGATCAAGTCATGGGTCGCAGTAACGATGAAAAGGGTGCCGACAAAGCTGTACAAATACGTCGGGCCCAACTCAAAGAACGTGCTCGTTTACAAGCAGAAATCCAAGCCGAACAGAAAACAATTAGTAACCTTACTGAAGAACGGGCGCCTATTGCGGCTGAAGTCCGAAAGGTAGAAGCAGAAGTTGGTCCGATAAAATATATAGCACACTTGATCTATGGTGAGAACCCAGATGCTAATCTTCTAGAAAAAGCCGTTATATGGGTAACCATACTAATCGTTGTTGTGCTAGATCCCCTTGCAGTTATCTTGTTACTAGCAAGTCAATACAGTTTCCAAAGATTTCGAGAACAACAAGAAGAACAAGATGTTAAAGATTGGTTTACCGCCGGAAGAGAGAGAGCTCGCCAGTTAGACAAAGAAACCCCTGATCCTTATGTTGCGGATGTAGGAGAGAAACCTACAGAAGAAGAAAAACAAGAGATTGAACTTCATCAGCCCGAAACAAATAACGTTACAACTGTTACCTCTACAGTTAAAGAAATTACACCGCAATCAGAAAGACCTATAGCAGAATCCCACCCATATCTAAATAAACCGTTTATACATTTTACTGATATGAAACCGCTGGCTTACAGAGCAGAAATGCCTTCTAAAGAAGAACTAAAATCTGTAGGAATCGATGTTGCTGATCCTGTTAAAGAAACATTAGAAGATAAAGTAAAAAAATATGGATATAGTGCAGACGGTAGCACTATTCGTATAGGCAACGGCGATATCTATACAAAAGAAGAATTTGACAAGTTAATGAATACTAGTTACGTTCAAAACGAAGAACAAGACCAAAGCGGTGTTTGGAATAAAGTAATTTCTGAACAAGAATATAGACAAAAAGCAGAAGAAAAATTAAAAAATGAGTTTAACAATAACCCTAATAACGCCACCTGATATCTTCGAAAATGACAGTACTGGAATCTTTCTTATAAATCTCACAGAAGAAGAGCAAGACGAAGCGACTAAATGGCTTGGAGAGTCTACTTTAGATCTAGACGTTAACATTTATTTCTCACAAAATGAACCATACCCTGTATGGTTTTTGCATGCCTTGGCCTCTTCAAAACATAAGTATATTAACCTTGATAACACACACGGTATGGTGGAACTTTTAGCCAGTTATATATTAAGCAAAACATCTACTTATTATTCACTAACTGATAAAAATAAACAAGCCGTACTGGATCACATTAATGTAAACAGAGTCGAAAGTGTCAAGGACTTTTTAGAAAGAGTGTTAAGTGACAGTCAACAAAAACAATGAACACCATTGCGATTTCTGTGGAAAAAGCAAGCAGGACGTAGAAAAACTCATTGTGAGTGAAAACAGCGCAATCTGTAATGATTGTGTTGATCTTTGTGTCGATATACTCAAAGATGAAAAAATTAAAAAATTTCCGTTAGATGATTATAAAACAGTATATAATCCTGTAAAGATTAAAGACTATCTAGACGAGTATATTATTGGCCAAGATGAAGCAAAGATAAGTTTAAGTGTTGCAGTATGTCAACATTTCAAGCGAATTACGCATCATAGGTCTGATATTGAATTAGAAAAGACTAACGTTCTTTTGCTTGGTCCTACTGGTTGTGGGAAAACATTTCTTGCAAAAAAACTTGCCGATTATTTGCAAATTCCGTTTGCCATATGCGATGCAACTGGAATTACAGAAGCTGGTTATGTGGGTGATGATGTGGAAAGTGTTCTTATAAGATTGCTAGCCAACGCTGACGGCGATATAGAAAAAGCCCAACGAGGTATTGTTTATATAGATGAAATTGATAAACTTGCTCGTAAGGGCGAGAGTATGAGCATTACCCGAGATGTAAGTGGAGAAGGAGTCCAACAAGGTCTGCTCAAAATGATCGAAGGTACAGTTATGCGATTGCCTTCTAGCGATAAACGTAAAAATCCCAAAGGGGATATGTTAGAAATGGATACTACTAGTATCCTTTTTATTTGCGGCGGAGCATTTGTTGGGCTTGACAAAATAATCCAAAAACGTAAAGATGCTAACAGTATCGGGTTTAATAGTAAGGTAACAAGTAATAACGAATCTAGTACATACTATAATCAAGTTACAACTAAAGATCTTATTACATTTGGAATGATTCCCGAATTTATTGGACGATTTGGAATTATTACCAATGTAGAAGAGCTTAAAACTGAACAACTTGTACAAATTCTTAAAGAACCTAAAAACAGTCTAGTAAGACAATACCAATATCTTTTTGAAATTGACGAAATTGAACTAGACTTCGAAGACGATGCATTTGAACAAATTGCCATTAAATCTAAAGAACTTAAAACCAATGCTCGTGGTCTTAAAAATATTTTGGAAAAAGTCCTATTACCCTATCAATTTGATTCAATTAATCTAGTTGAAAGAGGTTTAACCAAAATTATTATAAGTAAAGAGTCTGTAGATGGAAATCCAGCCAAGCTAGTGTTTAATAAAAAGAATGACAAAAAATCCACGTAAAAAAGGTGTAGTTGTAGAAGTGAAAGATGGGAACATCAATTCTGCCCTTAAAAAATTCAAGAGAAAAATGGACGACAGTAACAAACTAGTCGACCTTCTGAGAAAAACAGCTTACGAAAAACCTACAGAGGAACGTAAACGTAAAAAAAGTGCCGCACGTAATAGGTGGCTTAAAAAGTTATCATCTGATAGTTTACCAAAGAAATTGTTTTGAAAACTTGTTTTATATACCAACCCCAAGGTGTTGGGGATATTATATTCATTCAAAAAGTTGTACACCACTATAAATCTTTAGGGTACAAGATTGTTTTCCCATTGTATCCTTATTTTATTTGGCTTAAGACTTATCTAGCTCAAGACGGAGTAGAGTTTCCTATGCTAGGCGGAGATAGGAAAATTTTAGAACCTTTCGATAACAGTGATAAATTTTTCTATCTTATGGGCAGTACATATGCCCTATTTAGAAAACCAGTTCATGCTGTAGATTTTGTTTATCTATCTTGCGGTCCGGCAACATTAGATGACGAAGAAATGATGACAGCAAAATACAGCGTAGCCGACATCGATTATGAAGGTTGGCAAGACTATGTTAAAATTAATAGAAATAAAGAAAAAGAAGACGAGTTATTTTATAATGTTCTAGGACTTCGTGATGACTCCGTTTTCACGCTGGTTAATGAATATTGTAGTAGCCATAAGATTGATATAGAACCGGTAGGCAACACTGTCTATATGAAAACTATCACCGGATATACTTCTTTCGATTGGATCAAAGTAATTGAGCGGTGCAGTCGACTTATTACAATTGATACAAGTATTCCAATCCTAGCCGAAGTCTATCTACCCAAACATGTACCCTGTCATCTCATCAATCGATATACTCCGGCCACTTTTGTAGATCTTCCAAAAATCTTTACTAGATTAAATTGGCAATATTGTATTACTCCTGCAGATATAAAGATTGACTAACCTTAAATAATTTGCTATAATAGTTTATGGCAAAACATTTAATGATCGACATGGAGACTATGGCTGTCTCCCCAAGCGCAGTTGTCCTTTCTTTGGGCGCTGTACATTTTAATCCCTACGGCAATGGATACGGAGATAAAATTTATTTCCGTATTGACCTTGACGATCAAGATAAGTTGGGTAGAGAAATTGATCCCAATACTCTAGAATGGTGGGCTAAACAAGATCCTGCTATTATGGAAGAAGCATTTAGCCCGGACAATCGTGTTCCTCTAGCAGATGCAATGGATCAGTTCCATAAGTTTGCTTGGGGATGTGATGCATTTTGGTCACATGGCGCAACTTTTGACCTAGTTATTATCGAGAACATTTACAGACAATTAAATAAACCACTTCCGTGGAGTTATTGGCAATTGCGTGATACTCGCACTATCTTTGATCTAGGATATGATCCAGATATGCCTCAAGGCGGGAAGCACGATGCCCTGCAGGATGCTATTCGGCAGGCAGTAGGTGTTCAAAACATCTACTCTAAACTTAAAATTAGACCGAGATGAAACCTTTTGAAAAATTATTTTTTGATAGTGCAGTTGGATTAGGCGATGCATTTGTAATGAATGGCATTGTCCATCATTATGGTAGACTTTGCACTACCCTTTATTATCCTGCTCGTGCAGAGTTTTTTGATACGTTGACGTACCTATATAAAGATTATCCAAATATCGAAGTTTGGCGATTTTACGACAACGAACAAGAAGATTTCTTTGTAGAAAACAACAAGTTACTACGTGTAAGAAGCACACCGCTTATTACAAGTGAAATACATCGAGTTGGTTGTGAACCGGAACGGATTCATGTACACTGGCCACAACAAATATATGATAACTTTGATATCCCATTTAAAATGAGATATTTAGATTTTCATATGCCCGATCATGTTGAGGGGTCTGAAGAATTGTACCAGCAACTCACTGGAGGCGAAACTGATTATGTTCTAGTACATAGATATGCTAGCGATCGTCCAGATGGCATTCATTTTGAATTAGATGCCTTAAGAAAAGCCAAAGGACTTCCGGACAGAAAAATTATTGAAATCCGTGAAGGGCAGACTAAAAATATGTTACAATATAAGACGTTAATAGAAAGAGCTAGTGAAATACATTGTATTCCTAGTAGCTTCTTTAATTTTGTAGACAGTTTAATAACCAAAATTAATGCAACGTGTTTCTTTCACGATATACGGAAAAATTCGTTAATGAAAGTTAACAGTCGATGGAACGATCATAAGTGGAATGTAGTAACTTATGGAATACGGTTATAAATTGTTAGTTTTTTGGCTATTTTAGTACCATATAATTGTTGACAAGATAATTAAATGACACTATAATAATAACATAGAAAGCAAATTGTAAGGTTAGGTACAGCAATATTCATAATACTATGAATCGTTAGACCCTATGGTAGTTCGCTGGAGCGAAGCAGGTAACACTGTCTAGCATTGAAGGTGGCTATTGAAATAGACTAACAAGCTCAGAGTGATGGCCTGAGTAAAATAAAAGCAGTCAACAACTAGCCTGTTGAAGTATTCTAGGATGGATACAGCAATTTTTAACATTAAAGACGCACTTGATGCAGTAGACGGTGACCCGCAAGGTTGCAGTAGGTAAGACAGAAATGTTTAAGCCTACACGCTAACGGAACTGACGACATGATGGAAAGACATCTATGTTATCTAACGCAGAATAAGTTAGGTTATGCTTGCGGAACTGAACCAATATACTGGGGATGGGGGTAAGCAGAAAATAAAAATCCGTTCCACCCATCCTGTTGTTTATAAGGTTATAGACAGCATTTTTTTATAAATGTAACCTGAAAGGAAAAAGAGAATGAACTCTTTCGTTGAAGCAGTCTCCACTGTACAAATGGAAACTCGTACCGAAAACGGTATGAAGACTTTTGATTCTAGCAAGAACTCTCTTGTGGACTTGTTCTTCACTATTGGTGCAAGCCGTGGTAAGGATCTTTCAAAGCAATTTATCACTGCCCTGAAGCAGGACGAAACTCTGGCTCTACGTCTATTGATGTGGGCTCGTGACGTTCGAGGCGGAGCGGGCGAACGTGATGTTGTGCGTACTATTTTGTTGGCCCTTGAAAAGAACTATCCAGAAGCCCTGGATCGTATCTTGCCACACTTGGCAGAATTCGGTCGTTGGGATGACTTGCTCATCTTCAAGACCAAGGATGTAAAGGCCAAGGCCTTTACCCTAATCGGTAACGCTCTTCGTGAACGTAACGGTTTGGCGGCCAAGTGGATGCCTCGTCAAGGTCCACTTGCGGTAGAAATCCGCACCTTCTTCGGTATGAGCCCAAAGTTCTACCGTAAGAGCCTTGTTGAAATGAGCAAGACTGTTGAACAGAACATGTGTGCAAACACTTGGGACGAAATCAACTACAGCCACGTACCATCGTTGGCGGCTGCTCGTTACCAAAAGGCTTTCAAGAAGCACGATCCAGTTGGATACGAAGCCTACAAGGCCAAGTTGACTACTGGTGAAGCAAAGGTAAACGCTTCGGCTGTTTACCCATACGATGTAATCAAGAGCCGCAAGTTCGGTGGAGATGACAAGGTAATACAAGCCCAATGGGATGCATTGCCTAACTACATCGGCGACGAGTTGGTCCTACCAGTGTGTGACGTTAGTGGGTCCATGTCGACTCCAGTTGGCGGAAACGCTAACTTGACCTGCATGGATGTTTGCGTAAGCCTTGGCTTGTACTTGGCTGACAAGAACAAGGGACCGTTCAAGGACATGTTCCTAACTTTCTCTACCAAGAGCAAGTTGCAAGTCTTGAAGGGCAACCTGATTGACAAGCTGAACCAACTGCAAAGTGCAGATTGGGACATGAGCACTAACCTTCACAGCGCCTTCGAAGCAATTCTGGGCTACGCTGTTAAGGGTAATGTTTCGGCAAACGACATGCCAAAGTACATCCTTGTGATGTCTGACATGCAGTTTAACCAATGTGCCAAGCACGATGACTCGGCTATGCAAATGATCGAAAGAAAGTTTGCAGAAGCAGGATACACTGTTCCAAACATTGTATTCTGGAACTTGAACGCCAAGGCGGATCAAGTGCCTGTTAAGTTTGACAAGAAGGGTGTTGCGCTAGTCTCCGGATTTAGCCCAGCAATCATGCAGTCAATCTTGGCGGCAGAGGATCTAGATCCTACATCAGTAATGATGCAGACTCTTAACAGTCCTCGTTACGCAGTAATTGCGTAAGTTGTGGGTAGGGCATGCCGTGAGGCATTGCCCTATTTTTTAAATTGAAAGGAGTTTATGTACAAAGTAATTTGGAAAATAAACGACGACCAATTTGAACGAGAATTTGATAACCTAGAACCAGCAATGGAATGGGCAAAGTCACTAGCATTATTCGTAACCATAACAGGTGGAGAATTTGAAATAGTGGGCAAATTTGGAGTTGACAGTATTAAAGATGGACTATGTCCAGATGGTATTGATTACAGTTGGAAAAAACGTCGAATATAAATGGGCCGCAAGGCCTTTTTTTATTTCTTGACATACTGGTAAAAATATTGTATAATTAAGTTTCTCAATGAAAGAAATAAAATGAACATTTCCCTCGTAAGTGATTTACATTTAGAATTTGGATATCAAGAACTGCCCGGCGGTGATGTTCTCATTCTTGCAGGTGATATTTGTGAAGCACGTACTCTTAAGAATGAATTTCACAAAACCAAACTCTTGGACAGAGTGCCAGGTGCATTCAAATCCTACGACTTTTTCTACAGTGAATGTGCAAAGTATGACAAAGTGTTTTATGTTATGGGCAACCACGAACACTATCACGGTCGCTTTGACAAGACCTATAACGAACTCAAAAGTATTCTTCCTGAAAACGTTACCTTACTTGAAAACGAAGTTGTTGAATATAATGGAGTTATGTTTTTAGGTGCTACATTATGGACTGACTTGAATAAGGGCGATCCTATTACTGTCTACACGATTAAAGGCTTTATGAACGACTACAAATGCGTTCAAAACTTTTATCCAGAAAAGAGTCTTTACCATAAATTGACTCCGGAGCATACTGCGGGTGTACATCGTAAGACTAAAGAATATTTTTCCAAGGTACTTACTGAAAACAAAGATAAACCATTTGTTGTTGTTACACATATGGCTCCTAGTTTTCAAAGTGTAAACGAAAAGTTTATTCGTGAGACAACTACTAATGGCGGCTATGCCAGTTCTATGGACGAGTTTGTACTAGACCACGATAACATCAAAGTTTGGGTGCATGGTCACATGCACGATCCTGTAGACTATAAGATCGGTGATACTCGTGTTCTTGCAAACCCTAGAGGTTATACTCCATGGGAAGACGGAAACGGGTTTGAACCTGGACTTTACTTTGAGGTTTAAATGAGCTCAACTGTACGCATACCTTGGTCAAAAGATTTTGACAACGAGTATAAATGGAATGAAGTCTGTGCCTGGACAATTGAAAGATTTGGATTGCCAGGAGACAGATTTCAAACCAGTGCAAATGTTAACTATATGGACTTTGTTTTTAAAAGTAATAAAGATGCCTTACTGATGGCATTGATGTGGAACGGACAAATTGTGCCCGATAACGATCTTACTGTAGAATTTGTAGGTTCAATGTTGTGGTAACAAGAGTTAAAATCAAAGACAAAAATCCAAACGAAGTAATGGACATTGTCAAAGATTTACGTGACCAACGTCTTATACAAGGAACTGATTTTGATTTTGCATATTTCCAATCTCAATATGATCCTATATCCGGGCATTTCATAGAGGGAAAACATACTGTGTTTACATTTTACATAGAAAAATATGCAACTTGGTTTGCATTAAAATACAGCGAATATCTATGAAAAAGAAAAGGGCACTGGCTAATAGTAGATGGGACGGATCTTTAGAAGATTCTGTAACTTACAGTATGGCCGAAGAAATAACACGTGAGATTGATAGAAGCATTGTATGGGGTGTTTTGGAGACTGACGGCTGGGTGCAGGTAAACCTTGAAAGATTCCAAAACAATCATCATGCTATCGACATCCGGGAGTGGATAGAAGACAAATGTCAAGGAAAGCATCTTTCAAGTGGTAGTAACTTTATATTTAAAGACCCTAGAGATGCTACAATGTTTATATTGAGGTGGTCATGAACTCATTGCAAAGACGCAAAGGTCGTAGATTATTTAGAAAGCTACAACATAGTATTCTAATTGATGCTAAAAAACATAGGGACGCGGGTGAATGGTGTTTGGAAAATTTTGGTAAACGCTGGCAAGCTATAGACGGAACTGACGGTGCGTGGGCAATGTTTTGGGCAGGATCAAAACATCACAACAAATACATATTTCATTTTGTTGAAGAAAAGGACATGATGTGGTTTATATTGAAATGGGCATAACAAATGATTCCAAGTAATGCAGTATTAGATCACGAATATCATATAGTAGAGTTATATAGATTTTCTCAAAATGCAATTGATTGGTGTATTGAAAAGTTTGGTCCTGAAGGCTATCGATGGTTCACTACTTCGTCTAACAATAGAAAAATATATTTTGCAGATCCTAAAGATCACTTAATGTTTACTTTGAGGTGGTCATGACATTAATAATAGGCGATGAAAAAGAACGAGCTAAACGTAATCAATATTGGCAAATGCTTCGTAGAGCTAACGCAGATTATCGTAAACAAGGGTTTACAGATGAGAGGATAGGCGACGATGCTTATGTCTATTATCTAAAACAAAAATACGGTATAGAGATTGAATTAATTGATGGTAAGATTACTTCAAACTATATTATAAGAGATGAAAAAAAGTATACAATATTTTTATTAAAGTATGGATCTTAACATGGCAACAACAATACCTCAACCAAGCGTTCCAAATATCAGTAGTATTATAGGCGGTCTTAACATAGGATCTGATCATAAGTTGCGCCCTATGAAAACAGGAAAATCTAAAAGTTGGATAGGGGAATACTATTGGGTGCAGACTCCAGTAACTGAAAAGAATAAAGATGACAATATTACTGAGCAGGCAACAGAGTGGTGCAGTAAACAATTTGGAAAAAGTGGCAGTAGATGGTATGAAAATTTAGGTAAATTCTTTTTTAAAGATGACAGAGATATGACTCTGTTTATCTTAAGATGGTCTTAATAGTGCTACGAATTGAAGAAAACGAAAGTTATGAACAATGGCTTAATAGAGCGTGTGCTTATGAACACGCCCTTGCCCTCAAACGAATCGAAAAGGGTGAAGATATTAATCTAGTATTAGAAGAACTATCAAAAAATATTATGAAGAAATCCTTACATCCAATTCTTAAAGCTATAAAAGATATTCCTAATAACTATGATGCAGAGGCCAGTAGACGAGACTATAAAGAAAAAATGGGCGGTCGGACAGGCGTTGCAGATCATGTAGACGATTAATATGACAAGAGTGTTACTTATTGGAGATACCTGTATAGATGAGTACCGTTACGGGACTGTGGATAGAATAAGTCCAGAAGCGCCTGTTCCTATATTCAAATTAAATGATGTGGAATGTAGGCCCGGGATGGGCGGCAATGTACAGAAGAATTTAGAAGCGTTTGGTCTTTCAGTCCATACACTATTTGGGAGTGAATCTAGAAAAACTAGGCTCATTGACCAACGAAGCAAACAACATGTATTGCGGATAGATAACGACATAGAATCTGTTCCTATTAATATAGGCGAACTCAAAAATGATCTCAAGGTAGATGCTATAGTAATTTCTGACTATTGCAAAGGCTATATAACCTACGAGTTCGTTGAAGAATTAAGGAAAAAATACAAAGGTCCGATCTTTATAGATACAAAAAAACGTGATCTAGCAAGATTTGATGGTTGTATTGTTAAAGTTAACGAACACGAATTTTCTCAAAGGTACAGTATTTGTAAAGACATTATTGTAACTTTAGGATCAAATGGGGCAATGTTAAAATCTTTTAAGAAAGAAGATGAATATTTCCCGCCATACCCTGCCGAAGTAGTAGACGTATGCGGTGCAGGCGATACATTTATTTCTGCACTAGTATACAGATACTTAATTTCTGGCAATCTTAACATAGCCATAGATTATGCCAATCAGGCTAGTTCTATCGCTGTCCAACATAGCGGTGTTTATACCTTAAAACCGGAAGATATTGAATTAATAAAAATTTGACAATCTCGATTTTATAATGTATAAATATATATAGCTTCGATACTTTAAAGGTTGAAGCAGGGCTATAAGTGGCCAAAAATCTTGCTTAATATAAGGAGAAAATTATGAGCAAAGTCATCGGTATCGATTTAGGTACAACAAATTCATGCGTAGCCGTTATTGAAAACGGTGTCACAAAAGTAATCGAAAATGCAGAAGGCGCACGTACTACCCCTAGTATTGTTGCTTATGCTAACGACGAAATCCTAGTAGGTGCAAGCGCAAAACGCCAAGCAGTTACAAATCCTAAAAATACAATATATGCATCAAAGCGTTTAATTGGACGTAAGTTTACAGAACAAGCAGTCCAAAAAGACATTGATCTAATGCCTTACAAAATTATCCAAGCAGACAATGGTGATGCTTGGGTAGAAGCTAACGGTGAAAAGTTAGCACCTCCGCAAATTTCGGCGGAAGTTCTGCGTAAAATGAAGAAGACTGCCGAGGATTATTTAGGACATGATGTTACACAGGCCGTCATTACGGTGCCTGCATACTTTAATGACCAACAACGTCAGGCAACTAAAGATGCTGGACGTATTGCAGGATTAGAAGTTTTACGTATTATTAACGAACCAACTGCGGCTGCATTGGCCTACGGTGTTGATAAACAAGATAAGAAGGACCGCAAGATTGCAGTATACGACCTAGGTGGCGGTACATTTGATGTTTCAATTATTGAACTTGCTAATATTGACGGCGACAAACAAATTGAGGTCTTGTCAACAAACGGTGATACGTTCCTAGGCGGTGAAGACTTTGACCAACGCATTATGGACTTTCTAGTTGATGAGTTTAAGAAAGACAATGGTATCGATCTTAAGAAAGACATGTTAGCTCTACAACGTCTTAAGGACGCCGCTGAAAAAGCTAAAATTGAATTGTCTAGTTCTGCACAAACAGATGTTAACCTACCATACATCACAGCAGACACAAGCGGTCCTAAACACATGAATGTTAAGATTACTCGAAGTAAGCTAGAGCAACTAGTTGAAGATCTTATTCAACGTTCTATTGAACCCTGCCGTATAGCCATGCAGGATGCAGGTGTAAGTGCCAATGACATCGACGAAGTCATCCTAGTTGGTGGGCAAACACGTATGCCTAAAGTACAAGAAGCAGTTGAGAAGTTGTTTGGCAAGGCTCCACGCAAGGATGTTAATCCAGACGAGGCAGTTGCCGCAGGTGCCGCAATTCAAGGCTCGGTATTAGCTGGTGATCGCACTGACGTTCTATTGTTAGACGTTACTCCGTTAAGCCTAGGTATTGAAACACAAGGTGGTATTATGACCAAGTTGATTCAGAAGAATACAACTATTCCTACTAAAGCATCTCAAGTGTTTTCAACAGCAGAAGATAATCAACCTGCCGTTACAATTAAAGTTCTACAAGGCGAACGCGAGTTTGTACAGTACAACAAACTACTAGGAGAATTTAATCTAGAAGGTATTGCTCCTGCCCGTAGAGGACAACCACAGATTGAAGTTACGTTTGACATTGATGCAAATGGTATTATGAAAATCAGTGCCAAAGACAAAGGTACAGGTAAAGCTAATAACATTACTATCAAGAGTGATAGCGGTTTAAGTAAAGAAGAAATTGAAAAGATGATTCAGGATGCCGAGGCCAATGCAGAATCAGATAAAACCCGTCGTGAACTTATTGACCGTAGAAACACAGCAGAAAGTTTTATGAACGAAGCAAAAACTGATCTAGAAAAATATGGTGATAAAATTACTGAAGAAGAGAAAACAAAGCTCGAACAAGCTCTTAAAACTCTCGA